CTCAGCTGATTGAACTAATGGGGACAGGAGAGAACCCAATTCCATGGGATCCTTGAGGGATCTCCATAGGACGTAAGGTAATCTTCTGGTACTCCCAGCGATAGCCCAGTGGGACTAGTGATAGTTTGGTTGGAATAGTCTGAGACTTGATACGACGAAAAGTCAGGGTTTGGGCGAAGCCTGATCGATAACGTTCGGACATCTTCTCAACTTTGAGCTTATCAGCCCAGAGTTTGAAAAGTTCGACCTGACGTGATAGATCTTCTTCGGCCAACTTTCTATCCCAGTCTAGCAGACTCGGATCAAAGTTCGACTTAACCAGGCGTTTAAGGTAATATCCTTTAACAACATGGTGAAGCCCTTCAAGCATCATCCATTCCCGCCCCCACAGAGCCTCGTCAAGAGCCTTAACATTTATGTTATAGGTCTCCAGACGTTCATCGGCCCGGCAAGCTAGGTCATAATAGACCCAGAAAGCGGGAGAAAGAATCAACAAGGGTATCCAGAACAGCCCTCGTCCAAAGTGTCCAAGCAAGGCAGCTTGCCGGTAAAAGTTACCGGTAAGTTGCTCCTTAGACTCCTCCTCTGATACGGGGGGTTTCTGGGAATCGGCAATTAGCTGATATAAAATCTCAACTAATGTGTCGAACTTGTCCAATAAAGGGTGCGGGAATAAACTGATCCAGACAGCCTTGAATAAAGGCCCACTGGCAGTCTCCCATAAGCCACCTGTAGGACCAAACACGGACGAAAAGATCGGCTTCTTATTACGTTCCAACCACTTACGTGGGCGGAGCATCTTAAGGAGCCGACCTAGATCTGGAACAACGTGCGTAGAAAAGACGAACGCCCGCAAGAGAGAATCTCTAACGAGTGTTGACAATATACGTGGGTTACGAACACAAGCCAAGACTAAACCCGGCGATATAGGTGATAAATCACCATATAGCGGATTAATCCATCGCTTGGCAAACTCAAGGCCTCCTGTTTCCATCTCGAATGACTTCGAGAGGTTAATAGGAACACCAAGAGATTGCATAAGTGACAGGTAGTTATCAGCCACACTTTTGTCGGCAATGACAATGTCATCACCGAGAAGAGCGTAGTGTGAGAACCACTCCTTGACTCCGGCTCGATGTGCTGCAATTTGCACCAAAATATGGTGCGAAAGTGCTAACATGGCCCAAGAGGACAAAGCCCCTATAGGTTGACCCACAGAATAGTGTACTGGTTTCCCTTCAAATTCCCAAGGCCGGCCTGATAACAGGTCGGCCCAATGCTGGGCCCATCCAATCCCTAAAGATTGAAGAACCTGCACCTGGAAGTCCAAAGGTAGTCTATCCGTAGCAGCTGAAAGATCATAGGAGAATACAGGAGCCCCAGAGGCCCGTACGTATGGTATGAGACGGTGGATTGGGGCCAACTGATCGAAGGTCCCATCCTGAGGAATGTCACGAAGAATAGCAAAGATCCCCTCATGGAGGGGCCGAAGGAGGCACTGAGTCCACCAATCGGTAATTGCTACGATCCGTACCTTTCCTCGCGCTTCATACAATGCAACGAGCTTCCCAAGGCGACCTGGAAACTTCTTAATCGCCAGTAGTAAAGGAATGACAGGCAGCGACACCACAATAGTGGCAAGTAACCAGAGTATCATCTTCCAGGCCCGAAGGGCGGACGCAACACGTAACCACGATAACCCAACTAAGGGGAATCGTAGAAACGCGATTGCATCCAACCCGGAGGACCAAGTTGATTTCTTGAAGTTAGGACCAGCTGATTCGGACATATAAGTCCAATCAACTAGTCCAAGAACCAGGACCCGAGGCAGAAGAGCCACGGCCTGAGCCACTTCCCAAGATGGGAGTGTCGCGCACGCACCCGTAAACTCACCAATAATGGTTTCAAGTTTCGTGATGGGAGCACAGCCAATGACTCTATATACCGACAAGATAGAAAGAGTTACCCGAATTACTTTAAGGGAATACGCGTGATCTTCACCTCGTAAGAGATGAAAGATGGCACGTAATACTCCCGGAAGGAAAACAGGTAGTCCTGATCTAGTAAGTCGTACCCGTACACCCGATGTTGGTCGAATGTAGGGAGTCTGATTCACCCAAAGAACAATAATCCGCGAGGCCTCGGAAAGGTACTGGGTTAGCCAAAGCGACCCATTACTCTTCCAAAGCTTCAGGATAGAATTGTGAATTGGGAGAAAGCATTCCTTCCACAATATACGTAGTCCCATCAGCCAGACTGGCAACATCATGAAGAATCGCAGCTCATGCTGTCGAATCCAACGTGTGTTGCTCGTTACCCGACCTTGCGATGATGTACGCTTCATAATTAAATTGTGAGGTGTGGTTGTCGTGAGGATTAGGGTCGGTTGATACGGGACTGCAATGGTGGAAGCTTGCGCCTCCTAAGGCCAGCGGTACCTGCTGCACCCACATCAATCCCAATCAAGGTGGACTCTCCACCTGTAGCTACACTCCGTCAGCGGCCCTCCAGTTTCTACTGGAAATTATACCGACGGTGGCCTAATCGCTTTCGCGGAAAAGGTCCTAGCTTGGGGCTCTGTAGCAGAGTCTGCGTAACCTTGCTCATATATTGTGATACCTCGACACAGGTACCTATCCATCGGGAGGAGCGACCATAGTAAACCTGCTATGGCTGGTCCAACCTTATGAGACCGTACTTATGTATTCTGAGATCAGGCATATGCCATCTCTCTCTGCGGCGAGCAATTAGTCTGGGGCTACGCATGAACGGCCCGGTTTTCC